GGTGGTAAGTTAGACGCACTGCTGAAGGATACCAGAGGCACCTCCAGTAGCAGTTCTTCCTCTGGTGGTGGCGGGGAAAGAGACGCAGGTTCTGAAGCAAGAGAGCGTCTCAAGTCTAAGAAGAAGGGTCCTGGTCTTCTCAGTAAAATCGGTAGTGCAGTTAAGAAGGGTCTGAAGAAAGCGGTTGGCAAGACTGCTCGTGCCGTATCTAGCGGTAGTGACAAACTTGCTAAGCGTATGAATGAGGACTACGATAAGATTGCACATCTGCATGAGTCTGGTTTGTTCTCTATCGAAGAGATCGAGAACGTTATCGAAGAGGGTTATAAGCCCATCGATAAAAAGAAAGAAAACAAGATGTATCGCAGAGCAGGTAACCTGAGTCGTGAAGCACTTAGTAAAGGAATGAGTACTAAGGAAGGTTCTAAGGCACAGGATAAGTCTGGTAAGATTGTAAGCGCAATTTCTCGTCAAAAAGAGAAAGAGCGTTTCGATAAAATGGTAGACCATGACGCGAGGAAATGATGTTATCGTTCAATCAACTACAAGAAAAGAAAACCAAGATCAAGATCAATCCTAAAAAGGATGATGTCATGGAAGGTTCTTGCGGATCCTACTCTAAGGGTGGTGAAGTAAAGAAAAACCATGGTGAGGATTGCGATTGCACCAAGTGTGATAAAAAACGTCGCAAAGAAGATCTTGGTGATGAAAAAACAGTATCTACGGAGGCACTAGCTTATGACAGTCAGGAAGAAGTTTCAGAAGAAGGCAATCAAGAAATCGCAGAAACTGAAACTAAAACCCTCCTGACATTTGAAGAACTTCAGTACGCGAAGACTTTGAATGAAGAACAACTTCAGGAATTCCTTAAAGGTCTTTTTGGTGGCGCTAGTAAAGTTCCAAATACCGCAACACCTTCTCCTTCTCAAAGGGCAGTTAGTGGATTACAAAATCAAGCACGTCAGGGTAATCTGATGGGTAGTGGTATGATTGCTAACACTGCACAGAAGATGATGAATCGTCGTGATCAGCAGGCAGCAATGATGAAGCAATTGCTTGGTCGTTCTAAAGGTGGTCCTGTCAAGAAAGTCAAGAAAGTCAAGAAAGAAGAAGTTGAATTGGTAAATGAAATGCCTTTACCTGGAGCAGGTAAGCAGGGTGCAAGCGTTGGTTCTTCTTCGGGTGGTGGTCCTCGTGTTGGGGGAACTCCCGCTAATGCATCTACCGCTGCATTGGCACTTGGTAGATCAAAAGGTGGTCTTGTCAAGAAGAAAAAATCTTACAAGGAATCATTAGAAATCTTTGAGAAAAAGAAGGAACTGTCGATCGATGATCAGATGAAAATCTCTAGGGAGTACAATAGAAAGTCTCCTGAAGAGAAGAAGGCAGCAAACAAAAAAGCAATGGGCGATATCAAGAAGGTTGCTCCTAAAAAGGACACCAGAACAGACGCTCAAAAAATGACTGATGCCACTGGTCCTCGTCCTGGTTCTCGCTACAGAGGTGACTGATGACTAACGAAGAGTTAAAACATCTGGAGAAAGAAAAGGAACATAAAGAACGTGACGCTCGCATGAAATATGGCAAGCGTTACAAAGATGTTCTTAAGAGGCAAAAGGAAGCAAAGGATAGACTTCATCATGACACCAGAACCAAAGGTGTTCGTTTCTATGATAAGAAAGGTTCTGGTTACATGAAGGATGGAGTGAAAAAATATGATTGAGCCTATATAAGGTAGACCCCTTATTAGGATAAAATCATGTTAGCATTCTTACTTCCTCTCGCTAAAAAAGTTGTAGCGGATGCAGTATCGCGTATTCCTGATGACGCGGAACTAGGAGAAAAATTGATCGATATCTGCATCTTGGTTCTAGAGAAAGCAGTTAAACTCACGAAGACAACCGCTGATGATAAGCTGTTAGAAGCAGTGAAGGCAGCACTTGTCACTCGTGACGGCGAATAATTTATAAATAACTAAACGGAATACAACGTCGGAGAAACAATGTCTTTATACGGAAGAGTTGACTCCACTGCTAACCAGACCGCTGTCGGTCTTACTATTGGTAACAGCGGTGGGTCAGTTACAAAAACAATCGTCTTTTGTGACGAAACAGAAGCAGCGTTAGCAGCAAACAAAGGTCGTGGTATCACAGCACCTGGTTGGTGGGCATATCACACATATACAGATTCTTCTGGTGCAACTCGCCACAGAGCAGAGCATCTTATGTCTCTGACTAATCCTGAAGCGAACGCTGATGAGACCCTGGCTGATGACACAATCGCAGCAGATGCAGCGAACACCATCACGCTCAGCACCAACAACACCGACAAGACTACTTCTTCTGGTGCAGCAACCTTCCTGGTCGCAGCATCCGTTACCAACTCTGGTACCGCAACCTTCCAATGGCAGAAGAGACTTACCTCTACTGGTAGATTCTCTAACGTGTCTGGTGCAACCAGCACATCTCTGGCACTCACAGGTCAGACTGCGGCAGAGGACGGCAACCAGTATCGTGTTAAGGTCAACTCTAACAACGGTGCTCCTGAAGTAATCTCCGACGTAGCAACACTGACATTTGGTGACTGATGAGATTTGACGAACTGAACGAATCCAATTACGTTCTGTTCGCCGTTAAGCATTATGAAAATCCTCACTGTGTTACCAGAGAGGATTTTGATGAAGATGTAAAACGTTTCAAATATTTGAAGCGGTTACTTAAACGTTATATTAGAGGGGGTCCGCTGAGGACCCATCTCATTATCAATCATCTTATCATTCTTTATAATGTTTTTGGTGAAGCAGCAACGCCTCTGTTGTTCTATAAGTTTGAACAAGAATATTGGTCTATCTTAAAAACATTCTTAGTGTATTTGAATAAATACCCTGTAGGATGTATTCCTGAGTTACAAATTAGAGAAGATATCTTAGAAGAGTTGGAGCAACTATGAAGGAAGAAATGATGACAACTGGTTTCACTGGTGCGGATGCGGCAGAAGGTCCTACCGCTGGATATGATCCTGTCATGAAATTTCGCAAGAAAGTGAAGAAGAGTAAGGATGACAAGAAACTTGTTATGCCTGGTAATAAACTTGGTGAGTCTAAAGAGAATCCAACAGAACCTTCTAAACTGTATCAATATAAAGTTAATATTCCCGAAGTTGGTGAGACTGTAGTTTATGCTAACTCACCTGCAGAATTGCAGAGAAAACTTCGTATGATTATTATGCCTGCTCACAGGAAAGATATTAAGATTGAAAGAATTATGCCCGCTGCTGCTGGCAAACTGTTTATGGATAAGCGTATGAAGCATATGCGTAATGTGAAAGAAGAAGTGAGTGCTGATGAAGGCGCTCTGAAGAAACAAGCATCAGATAAAGTTGCTGTAGAAAGAAAGAAAATTGCTCTCAAAAAGCAAGAACTGCAAAAACAGTTACAACAAAAAACTGCTATGCTTAAGAAACAAGCAAGGGCGGGAGTAGAACAAGACGCAACACGCTGATGGCATTCGGATTTGGAAAACTTGCAGTACTAGAATCTAAACTTGACATCTACGAGGATCTTTCTAAAGAGATGTTGGACAAGTTGGAACGTGCTGTAGGCACTATTTCCGAGAACAGTAATAAGATTGCTATAATTTTAGAGAGACACGAGACAAGATTAGATGAGGGTGATAAGTCTAATCAACTCATCATTAAGATGATCGAAGAATTAAAACAAACTCATGAGAAGGATAATGAAGTCCTTCATGAAAGAATTTCTCAGGTTCAAAAGAAAGTAGATGTCAACGCTAAGTTTGTAATTGGTGCAGGTGCTGTTCTAGCGACACTGATAGCAGTGTTACAGGTTGTCCCTCCAATTGTTGACACGTTGACAAACATAGAAAAGAGTAGTAATATAGACTCAACGGCAGTCTATACTATTGTCTAATTTTGTTGATGCACATTACGTCAATCTTCTTTCTGGGCGTCTAGATAAGTTTGTAAGAAAGAAAGATGATCTATATAACTTTCGCTGTCCTTATTGTGGTGACTCACAGAAGCACAAGAATAAGGCGCGAGGTTATTTTTTTCGTCTGAAACAGGATATGGTATTCAAATGCCATAACTGTGGCGTAGGAAGAACGCTGCCAAATTTTCTCAAAGACAATGCTCCTGATCTCCATGACGAATACATCATGGAACGCTATAAGTCTGGAACTACAGGTAAAGGATCATATGTTCCCAAACCAAAATTTGAAAAACCTAAGTTCAAGAAAAGGGGTCAGTTGCGAAGCATCTCTGAACTAAATAGTGATCACCCAGCAACAGGATATCTACTTGGCAGACAAATCCCTAAACAATTTTTTGAAGAAATTTACTACACAGAAAGATTCTGTACATGGGTTAACACACAAAAACCATGTTTTGAAGAGGTCTCTCGCGATCACCCTAGAATCATTATCCCGTTCATCGATGAAAACGGTGAATGGTTTGGATTCCAAGGACGATCCCTCAGACCAAACGACAAACTCCGATACATAACCATCATGTTGGATGAGTCTAGAACTAAGGTATACGGTCTCAACAGAGTTAACTACAGCAAAACTGTATACGTTACTGAAGGACCATTCGATAGTCTATACATAGATAACGCGATTGCAATGGCAGGAGCGGATGTAGATTGGACTTTACTGGATGGTAAAGATGCTGTCTTTGTTTATGACAATGAACGGCGCAATAAAGAAATTGTCAATCGTATTGCTAAAGCAATTGACAAAGGTTTTGAAGTCGTGATATGGCCAGAGAATCTCGATGAAAAAGATCTAAATGACATGTTCATAGCTGGACATGACGTTCAATCTCTGGTAGAATTCAACACATACTCAGGCTTAGAAGCACACGTTAAACTAACTGAATGGAAAAAGGTATGAAAGACATTTATGTAATCAAGCGTAGTGGAGAGAAAACTCTGCTGAACCTTGATAAGATTCATGCTATGGCAGAACACGCTTGTAGGGGTCTTGCAGGGGTCTCTGAGAGTCAAGTAGAAATGAATGCCAACCTGCAATTTTTTGATGGTATCAAGACCTCTGACATTCAAGAGATTCTGATTCGTTCTGCTAACGATTTGATTTCTTTGGATGCTCCTAACTATCAGTTTGTTGCTGCTCGTTTGCTTCTGTTTGGTCTTAGGAAGGCAGTATATAATGGTCATCCTGATGGACATCCTCCCCTTTTAGAGCATGTCAAGAAGTGCGTAGATCTTGGTGTCTATGACTCCACTATTCTTGATAAGTATACTGATGAAGAGTGGGAGAAACTGAATGGTTTCATGGATCATGACCGAGACTATTTGTTTACATATGCTGGCATTAGACAAGTAGCAGATAAATATCTTGTACAAGATAGAAGCAGTGGTGAAATCTACGAGACGCCCCAGTTCATGTATATGATGGTGGCAGCAACACTGTTCCAAGATGATGATAAGTTCTATCGTCTCGAATACGTCAAAAAGTATTATGACGCAATCTCCAAACACCGACTCAACATTCCCACACCTATCATGGCGGGGGTGCGAACTCCGCTTCGACAATTTGCGAGCTGTGTTCTTGTTGATGTTGATGACACCCTCGATAGCATTTTTAGTAGCGACATGGCTATTGGTCACTACGTTGCACAACGTGCTGGTATCGGCATCAACGCGGGTAGAATCAGGGGCATCAACGCTAAAATCAGGGGCGGTGAAGTTCAGCACACAGGCGTTATTCCATTTCTCAAAAAGTTTGAAGCAACTGTCAGATGCTGCACTCAAAATGGAATCAGAGGTGGATCAGCTACTGTCCACTTTCCAATCTGGCACCAAGAAATCCAAGACATAATTGTTCTAAAGAATAATAAAGGAACCGAAGATAATCGTGTTCGTAAACTAGACTATAGTATTCAGTTCAGTAAACTCTTCTATGAGCGATTCATCTCCAACGGCATCATCTCCCTATTCAGCCCTCACGACGTGCCAGGTCTTTATGATGCTTTTGGTACTGATTCATTTGATAGTCTCTATGTGGACTATGAATCAGATCTCTCTATTCCAAGACAGACTATCGGCGCTCAAGAACTCATTCTTAGTCTCCTGAAGGAGAGAGCAGAGACTGGTCGTATTTACATTATGAATATTGACCACTGTAATACTCACTCGTCCTTTAAGGATAAGGTTACTATGTCTAACCTTTGTCAGGAGATTACTCTTCCGACTGATCCTATCAATCATATTGATGGGTTGGGTGAGATTGCTTTGTGTATCCTGTCTGCTATCAACGTTGGTAAACTGAAGTCTCTTGATGAACTGGATGAACTGTGTGAACTGGCAGTTCGTGGTCTGGATGCTCTGATTGACTATCAACAATACCCTGTTAAGGCAGCAGAGAATAGCACTAAGAATCGTCGCTCTCTTGGTATTGGGTTCATTGGTCTGGCACATTATCTTGCTAAGCATGGTGCCAACTATGATTCTCAGAAGGCACATGATCTGGTTCATAAACTCACTGAGAGGTTCCAGTATGCTCTTCTGACAGCATCTAATCGTATGGCAATGGAGAAGGGTCCTTGCGGTTATTTTGGTAAAACCAAATACGCTGATGGAATTCTTCCTATCGATACATATAAGAAGGAAGTGGACGAAATTGTACCGAATGACCTTTCATGTGATTGGGAGTATCTCAGGGGACGCATTGTGGAATACGGGTTGCGACACAGCACTCTGTCCGCACAGATGCCTTCGGAGAGTAGCTCCGTTGTGTCAAACGCTACCAATGGAATCGAGCCTCCTCGCGACTACTTGTCCGTTAAGAAATCAAAGAAGGGACCTCTTAAGCAGATTGTCCCGTCTTATACGACGCTCAAGGGGGCATACACCCTCCTCTGGGACATGCACAACAACGACGGATACATCAAAGTTACCGCCGTAATGCAAAAGTTCTTTGATCAGGCAATCAGTGGCAACTGGAGTTACAACCCAGAAAACTATTCTGACAATGAAGTGCCTGTTTCTGAGATGGCAAAAGATCTTTTGACCACTTACAAATATGGTTGGAAGACATCTTATTATCAAAATACATATGATAATAAGAAAGACGGAGAGGAGGTTGAACAGACACCATCCGTAGACAATTTAATTGACCAACTTATCACAGAAGAGGAAGATGACTGCGAGTCCTGCAAAATCTGAAGTAGAAGGAATGACCGTTTTTAATAAAACTAAAGTAGATACAAAAAATCAACCTATGTTCTTTGGACAACCTTTGGGGGTCCAAAGATATGACGAATACAAATATCCTGTATTTGATAAACTAACTCAGCAACAACTGGGATATTTCTGGAGACCAGAAGAAGTTTCCTTACAAAAAGACCGTAGTGATTACCAAACTTTATCGGATGAGCAGAAGCACATCTTTACCAGCAATCTTAAATACCAAATCATGCTGGATTCTGTACAAGGGCGTGGTCCTGGGATGGCTTTTATCCCTTACTGCTCACTCCCTGAGTTAGAAGCATGTATGACAGTATGGGAATTTATGGAGATGATTCATAGTCGTTCCTATACATATATCATTAAGAATGTTTATTCTAATCCTGGAGAAGTCTTTGATACTATTCTAGACGATCCTAATGTTATGTCTCGTGCTGCATCGGTAACAGAGTCTTATGATGACTTTATCAAAGAAGCACATTCATATGACAATGGAACTATGTGGCAACTAGCAAGAGAAGGTCATATCTCTGGCACGATTGAACGTCGTGAGTTGAAACGTAAACTCTATAGGGCAATTGCTAATGTTAACATCCTGGAAGGTATTCGTTTCTACGTTTCCTTCGCGTGCTCGTTTGCTTTTGGCGAGAATAAACTTATGGAAGGCTCAGCTAAGATTTTATCTCTTATTGCGAGAGACGAAAGCCAACATCTGGTTATCACGCAAAATATCCTCAGGAAATGGAAAGAAGGGGATGACCCAGAAATGAAAGAGATCGCTCAAGAGGAGAGCGGTTATGTAACTGAAATGTTTAAGCGTACAGTTAATGAGGAGAAAGAGTGGGCTAACTATCTTTTCAAACAGGGTAGTTTGATTGGACTCAATGATCGTCTGTTGTATAATTATGTTGAGTGGATTGCAAATCGTAGGATGAAAGCGGTTGGTATTAAACCAATCTATGATATTCCTGCAAAGAACAATCCATTGCCCTGGACAGAGCACTGGTTAAATAGCAAGGGACAACAAAACGCCCCCCAAGAAACCGAAATCGAATCTTACGTTGTTGGAGGAATTAAACAAGATGTCACCGCAGGAACCTTCGCAGGATTTTCTCTCTGATGCAGAGTGGGATGATCCCCGCAGACAATTTTTCGATGAAGTTTTGGATCATGAGGGTCAATTCTCTAACCCTCATGCCGAACTTCTTTGGGAAGCAGAGAAGAAAAAAGCATTACAACAACAGATGAGGAACACACGCCACAGTGTTGATAAGAGTCAAGACTTTATTGACAGTGGTATGACCTTGATTACAGATCCTGAATCCGACAGATACTTAAGCAAAAATAAAAAAGTATCCGAGTGAACTACATTTGTTATGGATTCATGATATAAATATACATGTAGCAATACTGTATCAGTCGCTACAACTTATACGTTCATCTCACAATGCTCAGCACATTACTGGCATTGACCTTAGCCTCTCATGATGCGTCACCCTATGGGTGGCATATGACTTGTGAAAGGTTTTTACAAAAACGGATTGAAATCCTTATGGACGACAATCTAGACCGAAGAACAAAATATAACCTCATAGGTTATTTTAAGTCTAAGGTTGACGGTCAGTGCAATGATGTGTTAACATAGTGAGACGCAAGTAAGTCGCGGAACGGAGCGTTCATCCCATGTTTGAGTTATTACTCTATTCTAATATTGCTTGTGTTGATGCTATCGAAATTATCGAGCGTATCAATGCACATGAGCATATGGAAGCAGCGATCAGGACGGAACTTATTGAAGTAGTTCAAGAAGCAACCCCTGAATGTCCATGGGACGCAAACGACTGAAGGAACGGGTAACGGATCCTCCGAAAGGAGAGAAGGTTAATCACCCTATTAATTCAGGAGTCAATTATGAACACCCTCAACCTTATCAGAAAGCAGATCACCAAAGCATCTGCCCTTCACGATGCACAGATCTCTCACACTGCATACCGTGGTGTTGAGTACAATGTAAACTGTGCTGAGCAAAAGGATGCCCATGGCACCTATTGCTATCGTGGACACGTCTACAGCAAGTGAGGTAGACATGTTAGCACTACAAACAGTAGGATTGATGTCTTTTGGATGCGTAGCATTCATCGGCATGATCTACGGAGAACTTCTCCTCTTACAAAAAGTGTGAGAGGGTAGGACAAATGCTGAAGGTCAGACTTGAATATGACCTTCCAGAGTTTGATCCAGCGAAACACGATCCAGATAAAACATTCGCTTTTTTAACTTATCGTGGTGTACACTATGCCAAATGGGTTAATTTAAAACCCTTCGGCGGCAAATCCTGGAAGATCAGATTTTGATTTCCACATAAAGGACCCATAACGGGTCCTTTTTTGCTATCCTAAATAGGTACAACCTATACAGGAGAGTCATGAAACTTTTTCTGGACTGTTCTGACCCAGAGCTTATTGCCTCTGCCTTTGAGACTGGTTTAATCGACGGAGTTACAACGAACCCCAGTCTCATGTTAAAAGCAGGTGAGGACCCTAAGCATGTAATCAAGGAGATCTCTGCAATCTTCCCTTGGAACGCTTCAGTTTCTGCTGAGGTGGTCGGGGATACTGCTGAAGAGATGCTCGACATGGCAGAAGATTATCTGGAGATCGGACCCAACATCACCATCAAGGTGCCTTGCACTGTAGAAGGTCTCAAGGCATGTAGAGAATTATCAAATGATGATGTTCATGTAAACGTAACACTAATTTTCAGCACGGCACAAGCGTTACTTGCTGCGAAAGCAGGAGCAGCATATGTTTCTCCTTTCGTTGGTCGTGTATTTGATCAACACTGGAATGGAATTCATCTTATTGAGGAGATTGCAGATGTCTTTGCTACTCATGAACTCAAGACAGAAGTTCTTGCCGCTTCTATTAGAGAACCTATGCAAGTCACCGACGCTTTTAGAGTGGGAGCTGATATATGTACTTTACCGCTTCCCATCTTTTACAAACTCTATAAGCACATTCTTACCGACAAGGGTCTAGAACTCTTTGATGCTGATTGGAAATCTCTTCAGGAGAAGATCTAATGCCCAGAGGAATTATGAACAAGGTGGACATTCTCGCCAGGGTGCTTAAACTTAAGCATGAACTTGGCGAGGGTGAATATGATCATCAAGACTATGAATTTCGTGAAGGGTATGATCATGCGCTCAATCGGATACTTGATATGATTGGAGAGTATTCACAATGAACAAGAAGAATCTAAAGACATTAATTCAAGACCTTGAGATAGCAATCGCTGAACTCAAAGCAGAAGTTTACGCTGACCCTTCTGCTTACATAGATAAGAGTAGCAAGCGAACAGCGAGTAGCTACATTGACCAAAACGACGACGACGGAGATCCCGACTGATTATGAAAACCCCTGGATTTTTAACGGACACCCTTTTTTATCTGAGAACATTGACGACCATTTCGGTTTTGTCTATTGCATTACAAACACACTCACTGGTAAGAGATACATCGGAAGGAAATACTTTCACCAATTACGAAAACCTAGAGGTGGAGGTAGGAGAGTTAAAAGTGAAAGCGACTGGAAAAAATACTACGGAAGCTCTCGTGAACTTACTGAAGATCGCAAACAGTTCGGAAATCTGGTCTTCAAACGAGACATATTAAGCCTACATAAAACAAAGGGTCTCACAAACTTTGAAGAGACCCGACAATTATTTCTCAACAACGTACTTACGGAGGCTATGACAGATGGGACGCCTGCTTTCTACAACAGCAACATACTCGGTAGGTACATGCGAAAAGATTATTTCACCCCTTGACCGAAGACCCTGAACCTGCTATACTTACAGGGTAGTTGAGGGACAACCAATGCACATCGACTTTGAACCTGAGACTGAAACCTCTCTTGAGGAACAGTATCTCGATCAACTCATTGACCAACTTCATATTCTTGCTGAGCGAGGATTTGAGGAAGATGCTAAGCGTTTGAACATGTCCATCAATACTGCCTCTAAAGTTCTTATGGGTCAGTAGCTCAGCGGATAGAGCAACTGCCTTCTAAGCAGTTGGTCGCAGGTTCAAATCCTGCCTGACTCGTTGCCCTTTTAGGGCATTCGGTCCAGTATAAGGTAAAATCTTATGACTACAGCACAAAAGTTCTCATCGTGTATCGAACTTCTTTACGAAGCAATCGATAGACAAGTGACACTTGACATCGAGTATCCTATCATTTATAATCAAGTACTGAAATTTTACGAGGAGAAAGGTGTCGATTTCTATGGTGATGTAGATGAGGATTACGACATCCTCCTGACTAAACTTGAACAGGACCTATTTTATTATGAAACCTGAAGTTCTTCTAGAACGCTTTCCCTATCGTTATGTTCAGTCTGGGACGATCGCACTCAACGGTCGTCCTGACTATCGAATTCAAAAGTTCGATGAGTGGACAAAGCGATACAAAGACATGTATCTTCTAGACAATTCAATTCAATTGGATTATGCCATGGAAGATTTTGAGTACACTAAGTGGTTGGATCCCGACCGCGTTCCTTGTTACGTTCGAGACATTGTATCATGAACCCTTATCAAAAAGCTATCAAAGCACTTGAAGATTGTGTTAAAGACGCAATGGAAAACAACGTTGATCCTGGTCTCCAAAGTGAAATTTGGCGACACTATCAGGGCATGAAGGCAATTCAACGCCAACTGCCTAAGCAAAAAGAGTATAAGTTCTCTATTGCTGATGATACGATTAGTATCTCATCCAGTTACTATGATCCTGACGCCAACGTTACGTTTCCTACAGGTGTCGTTGCCGCCGATTCTGTCAACCTAGATAGTATCGGGAATGACGTTATTACGTTTTCTTGATCTTTACCAATAGATCAAAAACTAGATGGTTTTAGGCGCGACCGAAAACAGATATTTCTTAGTTTGTAAACTAAGTGGTGGAGTCAATTGACCCTTCTTCCTGAGGACCCATAACGGGTCCTTTTTTGTTGGATTCAAAATCTTAATATTTGAAAGTGCTTGACAATCGTAAAGAAATTATATATAATGTAATAGTTCTTTACATAAGACAATGACCGTAACAACGAATGAGTTCGGGCAACAGAATATGTTTGCCAAAGAACCGCAAATGTATATCGACAAGACCGAAGCAGAACGCTACGGTTATGAAACATATGCAGAACGTGCTGAGAAACTGAATGGTCGCACAGCGATGCTCGGTTTTGTAGCAGCAGTTATTTCGTATGCTACTACTGGTAGTATCTTTTTCTTTGGTGCCTTCGGCATCTAATGATTCCCTCACTTTTATCACTAAATTTTTATCGGAGATTTACAATGACACCTGAAGCAGAAAAGTTTAATGGTTGGGCAGCAATGATTGGTATCATTGCAGCGTTTGGTGCGTACGCAACGACAGGACAACTTATCCCTGGCGTCTGGTGAACGACGTGTTACTCATAGCAGCATCTCTTATAGGAGGGTTCATATTTGCATCCCTATTGACTGAAGATGTTTCTGATGATGATGACCACTTTGACGGCGGAATGATGCAACCGATACAGGTTCCTGCATCTAACCCAACCTAAATAAAATCATAATTGAGTAAGATAAAATGCCTACGGATCTCTACCAAGACATGGAAACCCTGAACACTCTTTACGAAGAACTGTGCTGGGACCCAGAAAAACCTCTAGAGTTCAAAGCAGATTACGAAAACGATCGTATTATCATTACCCTCAAACGAGACTAAATAAATTTGAATATCGTCGTCGCTTGACAACGGGGTAACTGGCACAATCCAGTTGACGCCCCGTTTTTTATTTGGTAAAATATGGGAGTAGTCTCATGAAACTTATGTCGTTCGCAACAATTGCAGGTGCTATTGGTGTTGGCGGTGTCATCGCTCTTAGTAGCATCCATAAAGCACCTGTCACACCTCCTCCAGTAGTGAGCATAGAAGTAGAGGAATATGATCCGACCTGGAAATTGCCAGGTGGTTCCCCAGCAGAACAATATGTCCTTGAACAATTACAACAACACACAAAAATCCGTGATCGAAATGCTCTTGCAGCAATCATGGGTAACATTAAACAAGAAAGCAACTTCCATTCCAACATATGCGAAGGAGGGGCTAGAATTTCTTATGACGCTTGCCGTAGTGGGGGTTATGGTCTTATTCAATGGACCTCAATAAACCGCTATAACAATCTCGGTAAGTTCTGTGAGAAGTATGGTTGTGACCCTAGCAGTTTGGAGGGTCAAACTCGTTACATGATTAATGAGACCACTTTCCAACGTGTTCTTCCTGAGTTTGAAGGTCGTGGACAAACAGTCTCACAGTATATGGTTCCATCTTTCTATTGGTTGGGATGGGGCATTAAAGGAAATCGAGAAACCTATGCATACGATTATTCTACGAAACTGGTACTAGAAGCATGATCAAAAGAATCAAAGAAACACTAGGACAAGTCTTTCATTCCCCTGAGGCATCAGGAACATGGGGTGATGATATCACTGTAAACATGGATGGGGGTGTAGGTGGATCCTGGAAAGTTGAATGTGCAATCGATGAAGAAGTTGTGGACTGTGACGAAATGGACAATCCTCCTTTTGTCGGTGCTCCTGCTCCTGCTTACCTAGAGGATGATCCTTGGTTTGGTCCTGCTCCCGTTCGTTCAGAAAAGCAGAAGGATTATATGGAACGTGAGACTCAAATGAAACAGCAAGAAGAGGCAATTCGTTCCGAATTTACCGTCGAATCTGAAGATATTCATGCTAAGATGTATGAAATCGCAACCGCTTCAAACGGCACTGCGGTTCAACGTGATCCTATTGGTGGTTCTGAAAACTTCCAAGGCGGTTCCAACGGTTATGGTTGGATGTCTGGAACAGGGATGGGGCAATTTAATTAGGTAGAAATACTCTAATTTGTCTATTGACGGAAAACCCCACCTCTGGTATACTAAATAGGTAAACAAATGTAACGAAAGTCATGCTTTCGCGACAAACACACCCCGCAAACCGAGACCTCTAGGGTGTCTAAATTACGTCTCTCATACCTCTGCTTAGGGTGCAGAGGAATAGTAACTCCACCATTTCCCTGATGGTCTTACTTATTTCTTATTCAAAATGGCTAGTTCAACTCTGTCACGCTCTCGCGTGTCTAACTGGGAATCCTTTTGCGATTGGGTTACCAGCACTAACAACCGTCTGTATGTCGGTTGGTTCGGCGTCCTGATGATCCCTACGCTGCTTGCAGCAACCATTTGTTTCATCATCGCCTTCGTCGGTGCTCCTCCTGTGGACATTGACGGCATCCGCGAACCTGTCGCTGGTTCACTCATGTATGGTAACAACATCATCTCTGGTGCAGTTGTTCCTTCTTCTAACGCTATTGGTCTTCACTTCTATCCCATTTGGGAAGCAGCAACCCTCGATGAGTGGTTGTATAACGGTGGTCCTTTCCAACTCGTAGTCTTTCACTTCCTGATCGGCATCTATGCCTATATGGGTCGTGAGTGGGAACTTTCATACCGTTTGGGTATGCGTCCCTGGATCTGCGTTGCATACTCTGCTCCAGTTGCTGCTGCGAGTGCAGTGTTCCTCGTCTATCCTTTCGGTCAAGGTTCTTTCTCTGATGCGATGCCTCTTGGTATCTCTGGTACATTCAACTACATGCTTGTATTCCAAGCAGAGCACAACATTCTCATGCACCCCTTCCATATGCTCGGCGTAGCAGGTGTGTTCGGTGGTTCACTGTTCAGTGCAATGCACGGTTCTCTGGTTACTTCTTCGCTGGTTCGTGAAACCACCGAAACTGAGTCCCAGAACTATGGTTACAAGTTTGGTCAGGAAGAAGAGACTTACAACATCGTTGCTGCTCATGGTTACTTCGGTCGCCTGATCTTCCAATACGCTTCATTCAACAACTCCCGTTCGCTGCACTTCTTCCTCGCAGCATGGCCTGTTGTTGGTATCTGGTTCACTGCTCTTGGTGTTAGCACCATGGCGTTCAACCTGAACGGTTTCAACTTCAACCAGTCTATCCTGGATGGTTCTGGTAAGGTTCTGCCTACTTGGGCAGACGTTCTGAACCGTGCTGGTCTGGGTATGGAAGTTATGCACGAGCGTAATGCTCACAACTTCCCTCTCGACCTTGCTGCTGCTGAGTCCACTCCTGTGGCACTCACCGCTCCTAGCATCGGTTGATATAGGTTACATACAATTCGATAGGACCCTTCGGGGTCCTATTTTTTTTCTTAATTATGTGAAGTTTTATGATTGAATTACTTACTTACTATGTTATTGTTGCCGTCGTCTTCGTTGGGGCACCTGGAGTCTTCTTCTTCATTGTCTTCATGCCCGCTCTACAAAACACGAAAGGACGTATGGTTGGATACAATGATCACAAAACTTACGGTGATTCGTCCATCTACGAAAATACACCAAGTGATACCTCAAAATTCTTCTTACAAGTTAGCGGAAATAATTCGTGATACTTGGCCACAATTGTACTACTTAAAGGATAGAAAAAATGGTCGCTTCAACACTAAGTCCCCCGAGGAGGGGGTGGTTCGATGTCCT